GAAGAGAGATAATTTCTTTAGCCATGTAGTGATGCTTATCTCCTGTATGCACTTCTCTGTAAGTAGCATTACCAAATGCTTGACTATATTCAGGATGTGTTGCAAACAATAAAGGAAGATCTTCTATCTTACAGTTACCATGATGATAACCGATAAAAGTGTTACCTAATAAAACAGCTTTAACTACACTATGTTCTCTATTAAAGATGATATTAGGATCTGCTGCAAAGTAAACTTCTAAAGCATGTGCTAGATAATAAGACTTAGTCTTATCATGATTACCTTGTACTAATACAACAATCACTTCACTAGAAACTTTTTTCATCATAGTGATAGTCTCTACAAGTAGAGAGAATCCTACTTCATACTCATTAGCATAATCAATAATAGTATCTTGTGGTGTACCACTAGTTGTTTGATTTTGATAATTATCTGTATGAAAAAAATCATTTGATATTGGGAATATAATTGTATCAATATCATAAACTGCTTTTACATCATATACTAATGATGTAGCTGCTTTAAAATATCTTTCACATCTTCTAGTAATAGAATTATCTCCATCTACATGACTTTTAGCTAAATGAAAATCAGATATGGATATTTCAACATCAACTGTTCTATTACTAAAATTAAGTTCAGGTTGTTTTTGTTCCTTATAATTAGATTTATATTTTTCTAAAAACTTTGCAAAATCTTCAGCAGTGTAATCGTTTGGTTTTTTAAGTTTGGAAAATACTGAAGATGTAAATTTTCCATTGGGAAGTAGTTTAGACCAGTAGTTTGTAATGATATATTTATCTAAATTAATCTTATGTAATCTAGCTAACTCAATATCATTTTTAGGTTCATAGCTTAGTGTTAATATACTTTCTATTGTTCCTGTTTCATTGTTCACTTTACGAGTTGATTGATAATCTACATTGTTGTTTTTCAACTGGTTAAGTAAATCATTCACTTCAATCTCACTAATTCCAAGCTTTTTGGCATAAAAACTTTTACTTCCTTTTTGCTTCAATAATCTTTTTAACTGATATAGAAGCTCTTGGTTTTCAGACATATATAGTCGAGTTTAGATAAAAATTTAGTAAAGATACAAAATAGTTTTTTAAAATACCAAATAATTTAAACTAACTATGTTATTGTCTATAATCAATTTAGTTATAAATAAAAAACTCCTGAGAAATTAATCTCAGGAGAATCCTGTAAAACCAACAAAACAGGATTTTTGGTTTCTTATTGACTATATTGACATTTTAACATATTACAATTAGCAATTAAGTGTTGTGTCTGCACCAATAATACCGTTTGAAGGGTCTAGGTTATAAATATCAGGAGCACCTGCATCATCAACTACATAATCAAATCCTGTCACAAGACCTGTAAGGTCACTAAAATAATATATAGTGTCACCTGTAGTTAGTATTACACTAGTAGACCAAACTGTATCTGTAGGGTCTGTACATATAGTTCCCGAATTATTACTTAATCTTACAGTATAAGCATACACTGGTATAGCGGTAGTTGTTGTAGTGGTAGTGCTACTAGTAGTGGTAGTGGTGGTGGTACCAATGATTAAATCAATATAGTTGGTACATGCTGACTGAGATTTCACTCTTATTAATATAGCTCCGTTTGGAACTAAAGAAGAAGTGTATCCTGATACTAAAGAAGCTTTAGGTACATTTATTTCAAAAGGAATTACAAATCCATCCACATCTGAATACAAATCAAATGGTCCTGTATCAGAACCTGCTATTGTTAATGTTATTAATACTGTCATATCTTATTGGTTTATAAACTTGTTGTAGTAGTGGTAGTTGTTGCAGAACATGTATTTACTAATTGACAAAAATACGCTTGAAGAAGAGGAGTGTTTTGAATAGTGTTTATAATATGTGATATAAATTCATCAGAGCACATTCTATTATCTATCTTCTGTAACGCCACTTCTAGATTATCTTGTGATTGAATTCCTGTACAAGCTAAATTAGGTCCATTGTATATAATCTTGTCACTTGTAAGACATAAAGATCCACAAGGATCTCCACATGCAAATGGAAATGCAATTCTGTAAGCATCATTATAACAAGGCATTCCTGGTAAGCAAGACATAGTATAAATTTAAGGAATGTATATAATATAATTTGTTGCCAAAGCTGGCTGATAATTTGGATGTGATAAACCACCTCCTGCATTTTGTATAGATACAGAAACAGTGTCTTGTGCAGAACTACTTTTACCTAAAGTTGGTGTTATAGTAGATAACATCATCTCATAATCTAAATCTGATCCAGGAACAGCTCTAGCTCTTGCAACATTATTTGTAGCATTCACTATTTGTCCAACAGTTGAATTTACATCTGTAGTATACATAAAATGCGTATGAGGAGTGACTGTTACAGTGTTTGTATGTGTATGTGCAGGAATTTGTGTTGTAGTTAAAAGTACATTGTTTGTACCATTTACTGAGTTTAATGTATACGTAGGATTACCAGCAACTGCTGGATCTACTGCAGCAGACATTGCTCCTCCAGGAACACCTGTTGTTACACCTACACCCACTCTACCCCTTTTATCAGGAGTACCATTAGATCCATTACATATATAAATCTTATCCCATCCTAAGCCTGCAATACCTGCTCCAGAACCATCGAAATTAGATAATGTGCCATAGTATTCCACTGCAGTGAATGGAACCATTTTAACATACTGTTGTGCAATAGGAGCTATTGAATTTAGATAGGCTTGTATTAATGCATCTAGATCAGCAAGTTTAACATAGTTTGTATCTACGTCTACAGCAAGAGCTACTAATGCAGCATCCACATCACAAAGTTTTGTGATTACAGCTTGTAGAATATCATGTGTACCACTTGATGCAACAACACCTGTTAAACAATCAATAGCATAATCACTTTCAAGAGCTGCAAGTTCTGCAACAATTACATCTACTTGATCCTGTAAATCACAAGCTGCTTCAATCAATGCTGTAAAAAGATTTAAAGCATTTAAGTCTTCACAATCAGGAAGATATTGATTAACTAGATTACAAATAATTGTAGGATCTATAGTTAGTTTAATACCTGTACCATCTAATGTAGATGTAAGAAATTCAATAAGAGCCTGTTCTACATAAGATAGAGAGTCACCAGTTTGAATTCCTAAAACAGGAACATCTATTCCTGTATATCTAACACACTTATCTGAGACAATCTCAGTACATCCATTATAGCAATTTGAACAAGACATGTTTATTTATATTTTAAAAGTTTTACTCTACTAGCAATCATTTCTACAGTGAATGGTGCAGCATAATCTGGATTACAAAACTTATACGTTAGTATTCTTTTGTAATTCAGAAGATCCATCATTGCTTCTGATGCAATAGGTTGGTTTAATGAATAGATAAGATTGTTATATAGATTAACTGCTAATTCTGTTAGTCTGCAATCTATATCATTTAATAGTGCTGTAACTGTAGCACATGCTGGGTAAGTAGTAAGTCTAGGAGTTAACATATTTTATAACTTGTTTAAACTTTGTAGCAGCTGCACGACACATTGCACAAAGACCATTAACTAATTGACATCCACATCCAAAGTTTGCTTTACATCCTCTACAAGTAGCCATATTATCTAAAGTTTACAACATAGTTATTACCAGAGCAATAACAATTATTTTTGATAAAATTATTTAACATTCTATTCGCTTGATCATAAAGCCTATTTGCTTCATCTATAGCACAATTATTTGCAGCTGCTATAGATCCTTGAATAAAGAAATATATACTTGTAAGATTAACTTTCTGTTGAGTTTTTATAGCTCTGTCACATTCCATCATATCAAGTTTCATAAATGCTTCATCAAACTTCTCTTGTAACTTCTCCACTCGCATTATACTTTTTTCAACAAAGTTTTCATACGCAGGAGCAACAGTGTACTTAAGTATGTACAATCCATCAGGAAGAGGAATCAGAGGTTCACCTAATAGAGTGAGTCCTAATGAAGCAGATGTAAAGATGTTAAAATCATTTGGTACAAATGGTAACACTACATTTCCTAATGATGGAACATCTATCTCAATTGTTGGAGCTGTTACAATAGGAGGATTTGTAGGATAAGTTGATGCATCAGCTATTCCTAATGTTAATGTACTGTATGTAGGTACTACTACTATATCTAGATTTAAAGCTGGCATAATTAGTTTAAATAAATATGCCAGAGGATCTGAGATTTAATCCTCTCACCTCTGGCATAGGTTATGTGATATTTAATTTACAACTATCCAATTATGGAATTAAAGTGGAAGTGGTTGTAGTAGTAGGCCAAATTGTAGTGGTGGTTGAAGTGGTTGTAACACAAGAGTTATCATTAACCACAGTACCAAGACCAGCTTCTAATACAGTTTCAATAGCAGCAGCAATTCCACTTACATCTGCGTTAGGAGCAGCAATGATCACCATAGAATCTTCCATGATATAATCACCCCACTGATAAGCAGCTTTATTGTACTCATTAAACTTAATATAATAAGTGTCATAAGTCACTCCTGAAGATACCCAAGACTCGAAGTTCTCGTTGTATCCAGCCATTCTGTAAAGATGCTTTAAGTATCCTGCTTGGTAGCTGTAGAAATTCTTCTCTAATTGAGCAATTTCAGCAGATTGACCTGAAGGGTAAGAAGCACGTTGGATAATGATAGGATCAGCAACAACGTCACAGTTATCATAAACAATAAAGTCAGCAGTAGTAGCAGGACCATTGTATACGAAAGTTCTAAAGTACATTCTATCATATTCAAAAGGGAATGCAGCAACATCACATGGTTGACCATATACAGTTAGAGGCTTTCCAGTAATACGAAGGATTGCAGAAGCATCATTTCCTAAACGTTCAAAT